TCAGAGTTAGCAATCTTTTGGTCATGTACTCTGTTTGCTGCCATTCCCAACAAATATGTTTCTAATAATTTTTCACCTGTTGCTAATTTATCAGGACCACCTCCTGCGTTGAAATTACGAGGAGCATAAGAACCACCTAATAAATCTCCATCCTTTGCTGCGATAACTCCATATCCATCAGACACAGGATTTAATTCTGTATTATAAGTGCCAGGAATTAAACCAAGTATCATAGGATGTTGTGCTGACCTACCGTCAAGAAACATTCCATATACAAATGAGTTTAAAGGTGGAGGAGGATTGTTTGGGTCATAACTACCCGAAGCGCAAAGAGCCCAAGGTAAATCTTTTGTTTCAATATCGGAATGTGTACCGTGTATACCAAATGCTCGTACTTGGACTTTGCCTTCACGAGATTCGTCAACGTTATTTTCAACAATTCCAATAAAGAATTGTGGTTGTCCGATACCTGTTGTGCTTATCATACTTCAGTTTCCCAATCATACTTAACAAGTTTAAGAGCTGTCTCTAAACTTTCACCGTTAATATTATTTCCTACTGCATATATTAAATAATATCCACTTAATCTTTTATTCTGTTCAGCTTCCAATGAAGCGTTAGATTCTAAAATAGAAAGATTAACTACTTCACCTGGTTTTAAATCTATTCTTCCGCGAATAACTGCAGTACACATATTCTCCATCATATGATAATGATATGCTATTCTATTTTGAATAATCTCAGTCATATGTTGGTCTTCTCTTGGAATCATTCCATCTTTGGCTTCAAATCCTTCAGGAGACCAATCTCTATAAACTATATTCTGTGGTGCATTATCATATGTAAATGTTTCTTTAATAAAATCATCGCTATGCTTACTTCCTGAAATGCCACCTACTTGACCTTGCATTCCTTTATAAGAACCTTTCTTTTCTAAATAGTCATAATTAAAAACTCTTTTCTTATGAGTTGTTAAATCAATCTCCATTACTGTATTCTTATATGCACCTGCTCGCATATCATTTAATGTATTTACGTGAGCTGAATTTTTAAAGTCTTCCAATGTTTCAATAATTACTTTACCTTCCAAAGGATTCCTATCAACTATTGGAGTATATTTTAAATTCTTAATTTCTTTCTTTTGTGCTTCAGCTAAAAGCCATTCATCCGTCACAAAATTATAACCGTCTATTGTTTCAAAGAATCTATATGTCGATGACTTTGAACTTTTTGTGAAAGCTTTTCTACATAAAAAGTTCATTGCTTCCTGGGGAGTATAGTCAGGAATAACTAATCTCATAACTCCATCTGATTCTTCAATATTAAATTTTCTTGAAGATTCTAAATTTGGTTTAAAATATTTCTTAAATAATTGGTTTGCCGCATATGATGCTTTCTTATTTCTAAATGCAGTAATAATATTTTGTATGCCTGCTTTATAAGATGACTTTGTAATAAATTTTAGAGTATACTTATAAGTATCTCCTGATGAAGTTTGTTGAATTAAGTCAGCAACTTCAATTACTTGTAGGTTTAACTCAACCTCAGTTTGTAAATCATGACACTTAAGAACTATATTTAATTCTTCTTCTCCACGAATAGGAAGTTTATTTAATAAATTAACACCATCTAATACTTCTATTTCACCGCTGATAGCAACTTGTCCAATTGATGCAGACATAGAAAAATGTGGAATCATGCCGGCAATATTTTCTGTATCACCTTTATATGATTTTAGTATTGCTTGTTCAATTGTGCAATATCCAGGGTTAAAAGTTTCCATATTATGAAGAACCAGTTATGCTTCTTGTAAATTCTGTTTTGAGCTGATTTAAGTATGAGTTATCAAATAAGAATATTTCTTTCTTGTTATTATTAATAGCTTCTTCATATTCATAGATACGATAAGGCACCCAATCCTCAGGAACAATTCTTTTAATAATAATCTTATCACCACGTTCAGTACGCATAATAACGCGGTCCTCTCTACGAAGATAAATTGTTCGGAAAGATTCCGGTGCTAATACTATGTCATCTACTGCTGCCATTTGCTATTCCTATACTTTTTTGATATAATATAAAATGTTTTCATCAATTGTTTCGTCTTTAGTCCAATCAATCACATCTTCTCCGACTTCGCCAGATTGTTCGGCATATTTGTAAACAAGGTAATCGTTAAACGTTTGTGCATCCATCGGCCATTCGTAATATGGGTCAATAATATTATTCGCCATATAAACTAACCAAACATAATCAACTGAACCGTAATAATCTAAAGCAATATCTTCTGCTTTTTCTCCATCCTTAACTGTATAAGAATAATATACATAAGGATTATTTGCGACTGCTCTTAGAAAAGAAGCTCGTCGAGTAATGTCTCTAACTTTTCTTCCTTGATATTTTACGATTGGAAAATCTTCGAAATATTTTTTACTCATTAGTTGGTGTTCCTCCGCCTACTCCTGCCGCATCGTCATTTGTTGTTTCAGGTGCAAGGTCAAAATTAATACCTGCAGCAGATGCAGCACCATAATCTTCTGCGGTTTGAATCTCGAGTTCCATAAATTGCATTTGTATTGATATGCCAGAAGGTACACCACCTTCAGCGATTCCTAATGCTCCACCTTCTGCATAGTTCACTGTAATATTACTACACATACAAGGTTTAAATCTTGGAAAGTGATCTTCATTTACTCCTAATAGATTTATGTATACAACTGAAGGATATTCTAAATATGCCTTTGATAGTCCTGAGCTTCCTGATAAAAGCTTTTGAGCATTATCATCATTTGGTGCAAGAGATTGTGTTCTTGGTAATATTTTAGCTTTTACTTTTTTAACAATATCACGTATACTGTCGGCTTCGGCTGCGTTTGCTGGATATAATTGCCAATCAAAAGTAAAAGAACGAAGGTCAACTCCACTGAAGTGTAAAGTTGTTAAAGGGTTAGTGACAGCTCCCATCGCCGCACCAATAGATTTATCCCCAAGACCTAAACCACCAAGTACACTTGTTCCTAATGTACCAACTACTCTTGCGAATACTTTAGCGTTTTCTTCATTAAAGATTCCTGAGAATGCATTACCTTCACCGCCACCTCCAACAACAGCACCTGCCGTTCCAGCAATTGCATTACCAAGTTTCTTTAGCTCACTCATTATACCATCGCCTTTTGCCAAACCAACTCCTTTTGAAACTAAGAACTCTTCAATAAAGCTTCTTTCAAAACTAGAGATTGAAACACCTGTGCTATCGGTTAAAGTTTTTGGTATAGGTAATTCTAAAACAAATGATTCTTTTTCTTGGGCTCGACGTCGACGTTGTCCTGCGCTTGTCCATTGTGTAGTACCAGCTTCGGCCGAACTACCTTCAGCGGCAGGACTTAAATTACCAACCTTTGAACCACCAACGACTTCTGAATAATCGTACTTCTTAAATATCATTTGAATCCCGTGTGGGAATGAAGCAGAAGGCCATTGTAGTCGGTCAGTACCTGTCTTATTACTATTTCTTGTTGTTAAATCTGGTCTTGCCATTCTGTTTTCCTTGGACTCCTTCCGACAATTTCTAATAAATATGTATACGGATAATTTTATTATTTATAACGGAAATCGGAAAGTATATTATGGCATATAAGGGTAGATTTAGACCAAAGCATCCCGAAAGGTATAAAGGTGATCCTACAAAGATTATTTATCGGTCTTTATGGGAATTTAAAGTGTTTAAGTGGCTTGATTTACATAACGATGTTATATGGTGGCAATCAGAAGAAGTGATTGTTCCATATCGTTCTCCGATAGATGGTCGTATACATAGGTACTTTCCTGATGTGATAGTACATAAGAAAGATGGTTTAGGTAATCCTCAAACAATTATGATTGAAATTAAACCAAGCAGTCAATGTGTACCACCAAATCCTGCGAATAAAAATAAAACAAAGACAGGTAGAATATCAAGAAGATATTTAAACGAAGTTAAACGATATGGTATTAATGAAGCAAAATGGAAGGCAGCAAAATCTTTTTGTGCAGACAGAGGTTGGCAGTTTACAATTATGACTGAAAAACATATCCCAGGAGCAAGGTAAGTGGCAACTTTATTTTCAGATATATTAGCAAAGGGTATACGAAGAGGTGAAGTACCTGCTCGTACTCAAACCGCAAGAGAGTGGTATCGTAAGCAAGCCAATACAAAAGACGGTAAAGCAATTACTCAGGAAACAATCACAAAAGCATCTGGTCCTGGAAGAAGTAGAGCAAGATTAACAGGTGAAGGATATATTGGAGAAATGTACTTTTTTCAATACGATCCTAAAGGAAAAGAAACTTTACCTTACTATGATAGGTTTCCACTCATATTCCCAATAAATAAAGCAAAAGGTGGTTTTATTGGATTAAATATGCATTATCTTCCACCACAATTGAGAGCTCAATTAATGGATGCTTTATATACTTTAGCATCAGATAATAAGTATAACGAAGATACAAAATTAGAATTAAGTTATGAGGTTTTAGCAAAAGCTTCACAATTTAGAAATTTTAAACCTTGTGTTAAAAGATATCTAACAAAACATGTTAGGTCAAGGTTTATTAAAATAGAAGCTTCTGAATGGGACATTGCTTTATTCTTACCTGTATCACAGTTTGAGAAACAAGGTGTCCGAAGAGTTTGGGCAGATTCAAGAAAGATTATAGCAGGATAATATATGTCATTTAACATTTCAAAATTTAAAGCATCAATGGACAGATTTGGTGGTCCTGCTAGGACGGATTT